GTTTTTATATTGATGATATAATTACTGAAGCTTATGAAAGATTAGGCAGATTTGATTATTCTGGTAATGATATAAAAACAGCAAGACGTTCTTTAAACATTATGTTTCAAGAATGGGCTAATAGAGGTTTGCACTATTGGGAAGTTGGTAATAATTCAATCACATTAGTTAATGGTCAATCAGAATACACAATGTATCGATCGACAACTGATGGAACATCTTCTGCAACTGCAATTTATGGTGTAGATGATGTATTAGAAGCAGTATATAGAAACTCATCTTCTGTTGATTTTCCTTTAACAAAAATTAATCGATCAGCATATCAAGGTCTATCTAATAAAACAGATACAGGAACTCCTACACAATATTTTGTACAAAGATTTATTGATAAAGTAACTATCACTTTATATTTAACTCCCGGAAGCACTGAAGCCGGAAACTTTATTAATTACTACTATGTAAAAAGAATCCAGGATGCCGGAGCCTATACAAATAATGCAGATGTACCTTATAGATTTGTACCTTGCATGGTATCAGGACTTGCATATTATTTATCACAAAAATTTAAACCAGAACTTACACAACAAATGAAATTATTATACGAAGATGAATTACAAAGAGCTTTACAAGAAGATGGTTCATCATCTAGTTCATTTATAACCCCAAAGAGTTATTATCCAAATGTCTAATTTATCAAAAGGAAAATATGCACAATTCATTTCTGATAGAAGTGGTTTAGCATTTCCTTACAAAGAAATGGTAATTGAATGGAATGGATCAAGAGTTCATATTTCTGAATACGAAGCAAAGCATCCACAATTAGAACCTAAACCTCATACAGCAGATTCACAAGGTTTACAAAATGCAAGACCAGCAAGAACAGAACCTGCTGTTTTAATTTTATTAAATTCAAATCCATTTGAAACTATAATTTATGGTGGCACTACTTATGTTAATGTTTATGAACCTTACCATGAAAGAACTGCAGGAAGTATTGTTCGATTTAGAGGACCTAGTAATGCAACTGGATTTCAAAATGTTCCAAGTTTTAATAACGTAACAGATATTAGTAATTCAAACGGTTTTACCATTACACTTGGCAAAATAAATTCTAGTGGTAATGTATCAAATACAACAAATTATTATTACTTTACTAGCACAAGTAATGCTACAACAAGTGGTATCAGTGGAGGAGGAGATAATTGTACATCGGGTCCGGTGACATTATCAGCTTAATATGACATACGCAGAACTAGTACAAAAGATTAGAGATTATACAGAAGTAGATTCAAATGTATTAACATCTACAATTGTAAATGGGTTTATTGAAAATGCAGAGTTTAGAATATTTAGAGATGTGGATTCTGATAACAATAGAAGATATGCTACAACTAATTTAATTGCTTCACAAAGATACATTGATATTCCAAATAATTTATTAGTAGTTCGATCAGCTCAAATTGTAAATGGTGGCTCAGGTTCTACTAGAAATTTTTTAGAATATAGAGATACTAGTTTTATGTCTGAATATAACTCTACGGGAACTACTGGAGAGCCAAAATACTATGGGATGTGGGATAAGGATACCATTGTTTTAGCTCCTACACCAGATTCTGCTTATGAAATTCAATTAAATTATATCTTGAAAGATGAAGGTTTATCGAGTACAAATACACAAACATACCTAAGTAAGTATTTTCCCAACGGACTTTTGTATGCATGTTTAGTTGAAGCTTATAGCTTCTTAAAGGGGCCAAATGATCTCTTGCAATTATACGAAGGAAAGTATAAACAAGTGGTTGAAGGCTTCTCAATTGAACAAATGGGAAGACGAAGACGGGATGAATATCAATCTGGTGTTCCTCGTGTCGGCGGAAAATAATAAGGAGATAAACTATGGCTATAACACAAGCAATTGCAAATGCGTTTAAAAAACAATTACTAGAAGGTGATCACAATTTCGCTTTCGGTGGTGATAAGTTTAAACTAGCTCTTTATACTTCTTCGGCTACTCTAAACTCAGCGACTACTGCTTACGCAGCAACTAACGAAGTTGGTAACAGTGGATCTTACGCTGCTGGTGGTGGAGCATTGGTACAACCAAATCCAAGTACATCGGTTGCATCAGGTGTTGCTATTGTTGATTTTAATGATTTATCATTTACATCAGCAACAATCACTGCAAGAGGAGCTTTAATCTATAACACATCTTCAGCTACAACTAATGCAGCTGTTGCAGTTTTAGATTTTGGAAGTGATAAATCTAGTACATCAGGAACTTTTACAGTTGTTTTCCCAGCATTTACAACTTCTGCAGCTATACTAAGAATCTCAGGATAATTTTTCAGAGATTTTTATCTCTGTTAAATACTAAGGAGATTTTTAAATGGCAGGTTGGAATGGTGACTATACCTGGGGTGCAGGCACCTGGGGTATAGGAAGGGTTGATGTATCTGTAAATCTTACTGGACAAGCTCTCACATCAAATTTAGGAAATGAAACTGTTACAGGTACAGGAAATGTAACTTTAACAGGACAGATTCTTAGTGCCAATTTAGGAAATGAAACTGTTACAGGTACAGGAAATGTATCTGTAACAGGACAGATTCTTAGTTCCAATTTAGGAAATGAAACTGTTACAGGTACTGCTAGTGTAAATTTAACAGGACAGATTCTTAGTGCCAATTTAGGAAATGAAACTGTTACAACAGATGTTGATGTAACTTTAACAGGACAGATTCTTAGTGCCAATTTAGGAAATGAAACTGTTACAACTGATGTAAGTACATCAGTTACCGGTCAAGCTTTAATATCAAATTTAGGTAATGAAACTGTTACAACAGATGCAAATGTATCTGTAACAGGTTTATCTTTTACTGCCAATTTAGGAAACGAAACTGTTACAACAGATGTTGATGTATCTGTTAATGGTCAACTACTTTCAATGCAAGAAGGTCTTGCAGGGATAGTTACAGATGTAAATGTTTCATTAAATGGTGAAATCCTTTCAACTAATTTAAACAGTGTAACTGTAGATTTAAATACTCCTGTAAATGTTACAGGTGAAATTCTTACTGCAAATTTAGGAAATGAAACTGTTACAACAGATGTTGATGTATCTGTTAATGGTCAAGCTTTAACATCAAATTTAGGTAATGAAACTGTTACAGGTACTGCTAGTGTAAATTTAACAGGTCAAGCTCTTACAACTAATTTAGATTCTGTTACTATTTTAATCAGTAATGATGTATTCCCAACTGGAGAAGTAATGTCTTCAGCATTGGGTTCTGTATCTATTACTGCTAATGCAGATGTAAATTTAACAGGTCAAGCTTTAACATCAAATTTAGGAAATGAAACTGTTACAGGTACTGCTAGTGTAAATTTAACAGGACAGATTCTTAGTGCCAATTTAGGAAATGAAACTGTTACAGGTACAGGAAATGTAACTTTAACAGGTTTATCTTTTACTGCCAATTTAGGAAACGAAACTGTTACAACAGATGCAAATGTATCTGTAACAGGTCAAGCTTTAACATCAAATTTAGGTAATGAAACTGTTACAACAGATGTTGATGTATCTGTTAATGGTCAACTACTTTCAATGCAAGAAGGTCTTGCAGGGATAGTTACAGATGCAAATGTATCTGTAACAGGTTTATCTTTTACTGCCAATTTAGGAAACGAAACTGTTACAACAGATGCAAATGTATCTGTAACAGGTCAAGCTTTAACATCAAATTTAGGAAATGAAACTGTTACAGGTACTGCTAGTGTAAATTTAACAGGACAGATTCTTAGTACCAATTTAGGAAATGAAACTGTTACAGGTACAGGAAATGTAACTTTAACAGGTTTATCTTTTACTGCCGATTTAGGAAACGAAACTGTTACAACAGATGCAAATGTATCTGTAACAGGTCAAGCTTTAACAGCTACTTTAGGTGATGAATCATCAACAATAGATATTGATGTTAATATCACAGGATCATTACTTTCTATGCAAGAAGGCGATGAATCAATTACCGGCGATGCAAGTGTTACATTAACAGGTCAAGCAATGACAGCTGCTTTAGGCACTGTAGATGTTGCATCTGCGGTTGAATTAACAGGTCTTGCAATGACTATGCAAGAAGGTGATGAAGGAACTACTGGAAATGCTATAGTCAATTTGACTGGATTTAACTTGACAATGGGACAAGGTAGCCTTAAAACTGTTATTTGGAACCCAGTGAATACCGGTACAGCTCCAGTTTGGACTGAAGTTGACACTGCCGCATAAATTTAATATTATGAATTATTTAAGGAATTAAAATATGGCAAATACCACATCAACCACTTTAAAATTAACGGTTCAAGCAACTGGTGAAAACTCAGGAACTTGGGGCCAATTTACAAATACAAATTTACTTATTTTAGAACAAGCTATCGGTGGTTATGATGCCGTTGGTGTTACTTCAGGAGCTACTTTAACTTTTTCAAATGGAGTTTTATCAAATGGTAAAAACCAAGTTTTAAAATTAGTAGGAACAATTACTGGAAACGTAAACGTTACTATTCCAGATGGAATTGAAAAAACTTATATTGTAAACAATGCAACTACTGGAGCACATACTGTTACATTTAAAACAAGTTCAGGATCAGGTGTTACTTGGGGTGCAACAGATAAAACTACAAAAATAGTTTACACAGATGGAACAGACGTTTTAGAAGGAGTTTCTGCAACAAGTCCTGGTGGAACTGACAAACAAATTCAATTTAATGACAATGGTTCTTTTGGTGGTATCACCATGGGAACTGCAGGGCAAGTTTTAACTACCGATGGTACAACTGCATCGTTCGGTGATATTTCTGGTGGTGCATCTTGGCAAGCGGTTATTACTGCTGACCCAGCGAATGCTGTTGCAGGTAATGGATATTTTTGTAATACAACAGGTGGAGCCTTTACTGTAACTCTTCCAACTTCAGCATCAATTGGTGATTTCATTTCATTCATTGATTATGCAGGAACATTTGACACTAACAATCTAACTATCGGTAGAAACGGACATAACATTCAAGGTACAGCTGCAGACTTAACTGTTGCAACTGAAAGAGCAGGATTTACTTTAGTGT